TAACCTTGTGTGTGTATACTATTGCCCTGCACTTTTTGTGTCCCCCCACCCAATCGCTACGTTATACCGACCGATTATTGTGTCCTGCTGGGACTCCGAACATAAAAAAAGGGAGCGTATTGCTCCCTTAATCCTCCGACTAATTGTTATTGCTTTACATCAGCACAATCAAAACAGTAATGATATGTAGGATTTCCTTTTGGTTTAGATTGACCAGTTTTTATCATACATCTATATTCGTCTGAACCATGTTTTTGTTTATACCATGTTTCAGTCCAACGAACATTCTTCTTACAACAATAAGAATTTCTTTCGTAATCATCAAAACTAAACCCAACCCCACACTCATCACAAGTGTAGGGCTGTTTATTATCTAGATGTGCTAAGACATTAAACATTAGTTCAACTCTAAAGGAACTACATTGTCAGGTTGTTGCTCTTGGGCTAACTCCCTCATCTCAGCATGCACTCCACCTGCTTGGATGATGTGCATACCATTAATGATTAGACTTTGACAGTCAGTCTCTATGGCTTTGCCAACGACTCTCTCTCCAGTCTCATCGTATAAGTTTATTTCTATCTTCATAATAATAACCTCCTATTGGTTTTGTTTAAAAGATAAGATAAGCATAATTGATTGTCTACATTTTGTCTACTCTTTTCTTAAATTCTTTTCCTTTATTTAATTCATAGATAAATAGACCTTTCCGGATCATATATCCTGGACTCTGCCGGATAAACTCTTGGCATTGTGTTTCGCACTCTTTCAAAGTAGAACTCCAAACCCGAGCTGTCCCGAGATGACAGTACCCGACATACCCGAGCCTCATGCCTGGTGGATCCTCTGCTTGTGTGTGTAAGGCTTTAGTGCTGGCTGTGGACCAGGCCTGGAACTAATCACTAGACCCGACCCGACAATAGGAACACCAGCACATATACGCCAACCGTAATCAGGAACAATGTATCCATTACTCCTCATCATAACCGTCAAACCACACGCCTTCTTCCCGGGTGTCGTCTCTTTGGCAATGCTCCTGTGCTTCTTCCAAAGTTAATCCAGTTTTGATTGTTTCGCGAGCTGGACCTGGAAACCCGTCCTCTCTATAAAATCTTATTATCTTATATGACATATTACTTCTCCTGTAATTAAAAGCTTATTGAATCACATTGGATACATTATGTCAACTTATTTTTCATCCTGGACAGATCCCCTGGGCTGATCCAGATCCCCTGGTATTGGATCTTGTGTTTGTTAATACTGTGTTTAGTTCTGTGCTTGGCAAGTAATCCCGAACCCCGACTCCCGACATAAAAAAACCCGACACTAGGTCGGGCTTATCGGGTAATGATTAATAGTTCATACGACAACCTCCCTCATGGTTTCAAAGTGCCTATGTATATTCACATCTACTTCGTAGTGTGCATCACAAGTTTGACAATGCCAATCTTCCATCTCACCTGTGCAGTTATCACCAAGATAATGAATGTGGTCTTGGTTGCATTTAGGACATTTTTGTAGGCACATTACTTAGATACCTCATCAGCGATAGCAGTAATGATGTCCTTTATCCTTTCCTGTGCCATTGGCTCTAACAATGCTATTGCTAACTTGTCAGATATTCTATCTCTAGTCTGCCAATCATGTTTAAACCAATCTATCTTCTTATTACTATAACCAAAAGACTGAATGCCATACAAGGCTTCTTGGCTCATACTGTTATAGTTTCTGATAGCTTCATTACAAGCAGACTCCATAGTGTTTAGTTTGTTTGAAATCTTCTCTCTTTCTCTATAACACTCCTGCACTTTGTCAGCTAACTTCTTAATCGCTTTGAAATCAGGAGACTTCTCAGCTTTGGCTATTTGTTTATCCACTCTTTCGTGGACACCTTCCATAATCTGATTGACTATGGCTTCTTGTTCAAATTTTCTTATCATATTACTTCTCCTATAAAGTTTATTTGAAGTTCTAGCTTATCACATTGGATACAAATTGCAACTCTTATATATAGTCAGGTTTTGGTGTGCCAGACGACCAGCAAAATCTTACCGGTCAGCCTCCAGCCTGGTATGTTTACCGGTGTGGATCTGTGTTATATTGTGTGTGTAAGTTCTTACAACCCGACCCGACCCGATTAGCCCGACAGCCCGACTAATAGCCCGACTAGAGCCTGTTTGTGTTTGCTTTTTTATTTGGAGAGAGACAAAGAGAGGGGACAGATGCGATTAATCTCCAAAAACCCTGCATATAAATCTATTCTATTATATAAATAAGATACAAAATGTTTACTAAAACACTTGCAATAATGACTACATAATGTATCATTAGATAGTGAGGTTAGCAGAAAAGAGGATAGCTATTAAAGTATAAATCCTGCTTTATCTACCAATCGACCATGGTTTGTTGGTAGTTAATATGAACAACGCCTCACACTTTATTAACCATAAATATATAGGAGTAAATATGGGAACGAGAAGTAATATTGCTTATGAGCAACCAAACGGAGAGGTAATAGTCACCTATTGCCATTGGGACGGATACCCAACCAACAACGGTCAAATATTAAACGACCATTACAATAACCATAAGAAAGCAGAGGAGATAGCCAATCAAGGTTATCTATCTAGTCTTAGAGAAACTGTAGCACTATCAATAGAAGATAGAGCACATCAAGACCAACCTTTCATGTATCCATCTATTGAAGCTTATATCAATGATATATCTTTTGATATTGAATACGCTTATATCTTTACGAGGGGACAATGGTACTGCAACGAGTACAATCTTTGTGTCAGTGATAAAACTGAACTATCTAGTTTTGAACCATTATGGTCTGTTCTTGTTAAACATAAAAATGTAAAGGAGTCAGCATAAATGGATAAACATAAACTTACATTTAGATCTAATAAATCCCTAGTCAAATTGGCTAGGGAGACTATCACAAACAGTAATTTCAAAATTGCTTATCGTGAGAAACATACAACAGATAAATGCTTTTACCTTGTCAAAGATGACGGCATATATCTTATGAACGCTTACTCTACACCAAAGGATAAGACACCCAAGACGAATAACACAGTCGTTTATGCTAGTGGATACAACCCCAAGTATAACGACAATGTTTGGGAAGACTCTTATCAAGTCAGTTCTGATGACTTTGCTGATAATATGTATTTCACTGATGACCAATTAGAACGCATTGCAAAGGGTGGCGATATAGATATAACCATAACCCCTGATTCATACAAGGTAAGAGCATGAAAACCATAGACTATTCAAAAATACCACCACACTTACGCCACTTAGAAGAATGGAAACTAAGGGCATTATTTTATTTATTTAGAGGAGGATTTTAACCATGTCAACATATTACCGACCAACTGAACCAATACCATTACAAGCAATCAAGGACAGCAAATATCTAGCAGATGACAGAGAGTTCACAGTCCACAATGACAGAAAAATGCAATACTTCTGTTGTGAGGGTAGTTGCATTCATTACGCTTTAGACAAGCAAAAGAATGTCATTGACCTATTTAGATATGGTGGCAATAACGCAGACGACATTTTAGATCCCTTGCAAACCGAGTTTGGAGTAGATTTTGTCTCCGAACATGACGAGGATTATGACGACTACTGCCACCCCGATACAGGGGTTATTCAAATACGTGTAGGAGACTTAGCTGATGTCAGTTGATACAGTCTTTTACATTACCATAGGTGTCTATGTTCTTGTTTACTTTCTCAGTGAACCTGTAGCACCTGATGATGAATAAATACTTCATCAAGATAGTACCATTCAATGCAGTAGAGCATGACTTACAAAGATACCAAGGTATTGATGAAGTCGGCTTTACTGTTGGCTACTTAGTCTATCAAAACAACCAACTGATTAAGTCAGCTTGGTTTAAATCACGTAAGAATCTTTTTAGGGCTTTAGATAAGTTCTTGAACAATCCACAGTAATTTGATATATTCGGACTAAGGCATAGTCTGATTTATCAATTTACTTCTCAAACCTCTCCAAATTAGTTATGCCTTCTTGCTCTTTCGAGCTAGATACCATTTCATAATGATTCACAGTCTCTTTCTCAAAGACCTCTATGAGTTCTGGCAATGTAAGTGTGCTTATATCTTTATCTGTATAGACGACAGCTTTAATCGTGTTCATCATCTTCGACTACTTCTTCCGGCAGATCTACCAGGGCTGGATCTGGTTCTGGTTCAGTCTTATCCTCCAATACCACACTACCCATGAGCTGCGATAACCTGGCTTCAACTTCGTCCCGACTCATTTGATCTACCTTGCCAAACATAACCTCTTTACGATCTACTATGAGGCCCCCGACCTTCAACAGTGAGTTCTGGGCAGAAATTGCTGCATTAAAAGACCCAGCCTCCATAGCCTTGTCCCGAATATCATAGAGATCCTGGACTGCCCGATCATAGTTGAGTTCATACTTCTTTTTAGCCTCATTCATCAAATAGTTATACTCCTTACGAATAAGGGGCTTGTTCATGAGTTTATTAGCTGCTTGCCTGGGAGAAGTATATCCGGCTTTGTAGGCACACTCTACAAGAGATAATCTCGGATTATTGACCGAGATCCAAATAAAGTTGCGTTGTCGTCTGTTAAGGGAGTTATCAAGATTGCAATATTCTATGGGAGCTTCTTCTTCAGCAGATATTATAGGTTCATATTCTAAGTTATTTTTTCTATATCCCATGTTTGCATATTAGAGTAGAGGTAGATTTTAATAATACCTACCCCCACTTTACCCTAAAGTGTATTGTGAGGATACTTGATGATCGTATATTCAGTCAAGTAGTTTCTCATATATTTAGTAAGTTTTTCTCATTCTCCTGTGACAAAAATGAAAAAAATACAATATTCGTCAAAAGCCCATTCTTATCATGTTTTTAACTGTCATGACATTATGACAATAATTGACATTAATCTATTTATCAGCAGTTTTGTCAATATATTGCGATAAAACCTCATCAACTAACTTGCGAACTTCCTTATCCTGGAACTCTAAACTAAGCTGTGCCAGGCAAAAACTAACAGTGGCCAGTGAAATGTTGATCCTATCTTCGCCTCTATATACCATGTTATCAAACATAGTATCTAAGCGTTTAATAACTTCTTGTAGTGTGGGTTTCCCCATCTTGTCTTTGATCTCTACAATTTTAAGCATACCGCATGATAACACGATATTTTTAACAATGGCTATAGTTTGAGTCTTGCTGGTATAACCTGGTTCCAATTACAGTCATCACAACAACGTCCTACCTTTACAGGATAAGCATTGTTGCCTTGATCCCAAACTACCTTGCCTTTGTTATCTTTTAAGGGTTTGATGTATCCATTGCAGATACAACACCTTACTCTATCTAGTTCAGTTATCTTCATGATCCATATTCTCAAAGATATGCTTAATAACCTCTACAGTCCAACCATTACCCAACATCTTATATCTTTGTGTGTTTGATACGTGATCCGTGTAGTTATCTGGGACTGTTTGCAGTCTTTCGCACTCTAAAGGCGTTAGTTTACGCCAATGTAGTTCGTCAACACTATCCCATTCATGTCTATCGTATGATCTTCTACCACCGGCTCTAACTGTTTTAGACTTCTCTCTTATTGGAGATACAACTAGGCTATCCTTATTGACTGTAGTTATAGCATTTGACTTATCATCTTTGCGTAATTCAAGCATCTGTGTTGTTTGATTGGCAACAGAACTACCATCACGATCCTTTCTTTTACCATCTTTATCATAGGCTCTACCACGAAATGCACCACCAGTTACTACCTTTGGCTCACGATTACCACCTTGACAAGTATTTACTGTAGGAGACTTACCATCTGGACTATAGACTCTTTTAAGTATGTCATGTCCATTGATATCAACTGCAACACCAACTTGCTTGGGTGTAGTCTCTATATATTGCTCAGTATTACTTGCTGTGATTGTCGGAGATTTACCATCTTCGCTATAAACTCTTTGTTTTGTTTCGTAAACACCATCTCTGTATTCAAACTCCATAACCTCTTTATCAAAGACATCTGTTTTAATACCCAATACTTCCTTAAGTTTTAGCCATACATTGTCCCCAGGTATTGAAAAGCTACTATCAGTTCTAAACCAATGCTCTACTTTGGTCACTGGCATATTAGTTTCTTCAGCTATCTGCTTGTTTGTCTTACCAGACTCTTTCTTCATTTCTCTTAATAGATGTTGTAGCCCAGATATGTTGACTTCATGCTTTCTAACCTTTACCTCTTCGACATTCATGCCTACTTTAATTGGTTTATTCACCAACTGTCTTCGGTGTTTCTTTTTATATTGTTCAACACTTGCACCTTTAAAATAGTTTGCATCTATACAATGTGATTTATCCCTTTCACTATCAAAGTTATCCTCTAATATGTCTCTTAAAACTATGCCTTTATCTTCTGGTTGCTTAATTCCTGGTATGTTAGTCCAATAATATCTTTGCCTTGATTGAGCACTTAGTAGCGAACTATTTATAAAAATGGGTTCTATTCCGAAAGGGATCTCTGGATAACACTCTGATACTTGTTCAGATATAACTTGTAAGAACTCTTTTTTCATTCTTACGTTTTCTAACAAGAAGTATTTTGGCTTTATTTCTTTTAATAATCTTATGAACTCAAAGAACAATGCAGATCTAGGATCATCAAAAGCA